TCTACCCCATTTAATATCTAATACAGTTTGACTTGAAAAATCCATTCCTACATCTGTACTAAAGAATCTTTGTTGAGATGAATTATTTGTTTTTCTACCTGATTTTTTTTCAAAATCTGCCCAATGAGATACTACTGTAATATTTAAAGCTGATTCATTTTCTGATTCATTTATTTGAAAAGTGTCAATTGTTCCTTGATATAATAATAAGGGATCCGCAATAATAGAATTATTTGTATCTAATAATCCTCTAAAAATAACTACACTATCATTGACTATATTTTCATTTAATGCAGTAGATATAAATGTTTGATCTGCACCTGATAGAGTAATACTTAAACTTGTTTTTGTAATATCTGTTTGTTCTTCAAAACTAGGTATAGATACTAAAAAAGGAGAAGCTGTATATGTTGTGCTTGATCCTGATATTGATGAAGTAAGACTAAAACTATTATCAGTTAAATTTACAGGCGTAGAAAATCCTATTGTCAATAAATGAAATGGTCTTATCTCATTTGTCGCTAGCTGGGTTTTTACTGCCGTCGTTAAGCTTCTCGTCATAAATTTCGTATGTTGTTCTATTTAGTTTCTCGCTATCTTTTATCATAACAAAACTAAATGTGCCATCAGGTATTTTATTTTTACCTAAATCGTTTGTTTTAAAATCTTCTATTTCAGATTCATCAACTACTTTTTCTGCGATCACATCAACATTGATCCAATGTTTTATAAGATATTTAGCCATTATAGAGATTCTTCTACATCAAATTCAAATTGATATAATACATCTCCATCTTTTGTTGATCCTACTGATCCGAACTCTTGAACATCATTTGTTAAATGAACTGTAAAAGGAACATTATTATAAGTTACTACACTATCATCTGCTAATGCTGTAATTAAAGGTGGCTCAATAGTTACTGTTGCGGCATTAGACGAAGAAGTAACATCATCTATAACCATGTAAACTTTTGAGTGTGAGGCAAATTTAATTAAGTCTCCCGCTTTAAATCTGCCAGCACCATCACTTGCAAAGCCATCTAATGCTATTGTCGTATCTCCTACTGCATGAACTCCATTGACTAAAACTGTGCCTGCTTCAGTTCCTTTTGTAGAACTTACATCAGGTGGAATAATTGTAAAATTTTCTTTTCCTGATCTTTGTTTCATAATAAAAGCCATAAGACTTCCATAAATATCTGATCTTTTTCCTATTATAACTTTTGCAGTAAAACTGAATCTTTGATTATCAATAGTCCTTGATAGTTTTTTTCCATTAATAGATTTAGATATAATCGTACTTTGAATAGAACTAATTCCCATAGTTTCAAACTTTGCAGTAGCTATTGGAAATGCACCAGCCATTATACTAATTCTCCTCTACCTTTTTCTGCTAAAGCATTATTAATAATTGCAGTAATAGTTCCTCTATTTTCTTCTAATGCTTCATCAAATCCTCTTGAATCTATTGTATTAATATTAAAATTAACTACTGCTGATCTTCCACTCATTCCTCTAGCATTTTGAGTTATTTGACCTGAACTGTTAGGGATAAAAAGCTCTGGTCCTCTTTCTCCTACAAGAGCTGGCTCTCCTTTTCTTAATGCTCCACCTTGTGCATTACCAGCTAAAAAAGACAATCCTATATCTACTAATTGATGTATGTTTCCTGATTTAGTTTCTTTATTTTGTTTTTTCTTCTCTGCAGTAATTTGTTTTTCAATTCCTAATTTTGTTAATAATGCGACTATTGTAGTATTCTCTAATGCAATCTGAACACCTATCTTAATTGCTACTTCAACTAATGCACCTATCAATTTAATTAATATTTGATCTGCAATATTCTTAAATGTATTTCCTAAATCTTTTCCTAATACAATACTTTCTGCAATACCTTTTGATAAACCTTTTACACCCATTTCAAATATTTCAAATGCTTGTTTAGATAAATTAGTTAATTTTTTAAGTGAATCTTCATTTAACTTTTCTATTTCTTTTCTAAATGGAGATATATTTCTTTTTAATTTTTCTGCTTCTATGTTTGCTTCTTCAACCTTTTTTTTCATTTCAGCAACTTCAATAGTATTTAATTCTATTTCTTTTTTCATTCTTTCAAATATTTTTCTAGCACCTTCAATTTTATTATTAGTTTCTTCTAATCCTTTATTAAGACCTAGATCAACTTCTATACCTAATTTTTTTAATAATTTTTGTATTTGATTTATAATAAGACCTATAGCAAATACTAATAATCTACCTTTAGTACCTAATGCTAAAAATCCTATTATTCCTAATTCTCTAACAACAGGAGGAAGAAAATTAATTATATCTATTACTCCCATTATTCCTGATCCTATTGTTTTAAATACAACTTTAATTGCACTAACAGTTTTAATAAAACCTACTACTGCTTCTTCAATAAAAGTCATCATGCCTTTTGCCAATGATGTTGCCATCTTTCTTAAAACAACTGCATTTTCTTCTGCAAGTTTATTAATAGTAATAAGACCACCTTTTAAGAAATCAAAAAATCCAGCTTCATTAGTTGCTAATTGAAATTGAAATACTTTATCTGAAATCATTGATAGAGTACCATCAAATGTTGTTCCTAATACTTCTGCCGCTTTACCAAACTTTCCTCCTGGTCCGAATACTTTTAAAAGAGCTTCACCTGATTGTTCTGCATTTAAAGATACACCTGATTTAAAACCAAGCATTGCTCTAACACCTCTTTCTCTAAATATTTCTGCTGAAGCTAATCCAGCTGATAATGATCTTTGAACTTGTTCTGCCGCTACTCTAAAATCAATTCCTGTTACTGCTGCGATATTACCTACAAGTTCTAAATTTTTACCTAATGCATCTGCATCTTTAGATACTACTGCTAGATTACCTGATGCTTGTGCTATTTCTTCTAGTGTAAAAGGAACTCGTCCAGCAAATTTAACTAGCGTATCAAATGCCTTACGCCCCTCATTAACAGAGCCAAATAAGAAAAAGAATCTCAATCTTAATTGTTCTACATCTCGTCCTACTTTGATAAATGATCTACCAACAAGACCAGCACCAATAGTTAATAATGCAGATTGAACAGAGAATATTGAATTTCTTAAATTTGATAAACCAGCTCTAATGCCATTAAAGGCCATTTTAGTTTTATCTTTTGCTAATATATTTAATACTAAATTTTGTGCCATTATCTATGCCTTGCTTTATTCATAGCCATATCGTGTTCTTCTTTTTCTAACATTAGATAGCCAATCCAAATATTATATTCCCATTCTTCCATTTGTAAAACTTCTCTAATGGATATTTTTAACCTATCAGCAAGAATAATACAATTTTTAAATTGAGGATCAGATTTTAGTTTTTTTTTACCTGTTCAGGATTCGGAGATTGTACCATAGAGGTTGCTATCCGAGACATGACATCAGAATCAACTTTGTGCATTAATGCTAGTTTATCTTCTAATGTGAATAGTTTATTGCCATCTTTATCAATAGCTTTCATAACTAATATATCAGCAAGAATACTAACATCATTAAGATTATCTGATTTCTTAAATAACTTATTTTTTTCAGATAGAGTTATAGGTGTCCAATAAATGACAATCGGATTACCAGCTTCATCTTTCCATTCTTCAACTTCAATAGACTGTACGCCTAATGACTCAAAATGAGATTTCGCAGAATCTATTAACTTCATAAAGTCTTATTAGACAGTACCTCTAGTTAATGCTCCTGTACCTTGAAAAGTCACTGATCTAGTTACAACTGCGTCCATTCCATTAGTAACTGACATTCCTGTTACAATCCCAGAGCCTGTAAAACTTTCATCGCCTGATGTTGCACCTTCAGGTAATAAAATAAAAGCTATTGAACTACCTACAGTTAATGTTTGTTGAGGAGAATCACTTTCATCATAACTCATTTCTAATGAGCCTGAAAAAGATGTTCTTCCAGCTACGAATGACTTTGTTGCATCTGATAATTCTGTATCTTCTACAACATCAGCAGTAGTTTCTAATGTGAATCCTGTCAATTCTCCAATTGCAGTTCCACCAGCCTTGACTACGCCTTCTTTTCCGTGGTGTGTTGCCATTTTTGTTCCTTATTAGTTTTTGGTTTGTTTTCTTTTTCTTTCTTATAGCCAAGTTCTAAAAAATTATCAAGTTGTGTTTCATTGATAATTACTTCGTGACCATCTTTATATAATTTTATGTCTTTAGCCATATCGCTTTTTACTACTTATCTTCCTCTCCGTCAATATCATCTTCTTCAAAATCTTCATCTAAATCATCATCAAATTCATCTTCAATACCATCATCATGTTCTCTATGCTTTTCAATTAAATCTCTTATTTCAGCACACATTATTGAAATCTTATCTGTGATTTCTTCTATTTCATCTATTCTAGTTTCTATTTTATCTAATGATTTATCTGACATTTATTCTATGGGGTTGCTGATTGATGTTCATACATTACTCTAATTGTTAATAAGACTGCACCATAAGGGAATAATGTACCAGCATCTGTTTCAATAGAGATTACTTCTGTATCTAATGCTTTATTGTTTCTTGTAATATCTGATTCAAGTTCTGTTTCAATAGCACTTGCTACTGTATTTCTTTGAGTATCTATATTGCTATCAGTTCCTGTGACATATGCAGTTACGCCAAATTCTAAAACATTGATTCTAGTTTTAGCTCCACTTCCTAATTCTGAATCTTCTTTTGTTTCTTCAATAGTCTGAACTAATACTGCTGGATATTGTTGTTGAGATAATTCATCTAATTGAAAAGGTTGTCTAGTCACTTTCTTAATAGATGGACTTGATATACCTGAAATAGTTGAAACTATGTGACTTGCAATATCTTCTCTAACACTCATAATCCTAAACTCTTAATTTGTTTCTTAATAAATCTTTCATAGTTTTTTTGTATAACTTTTTCAACCTTTTTATTAAATCCAAAAAACTTTCTAACAGGCAAATTACCTTGTCCTGTTTGATGCCAAAATGCCTTTGTAGCTTCTCTTTGACTTCTAAAAAAAACTTGAGCTTTATTCTTTGATACTACTTTAGATGATATAGATTGCAACATTCTATTTGTATCTTCTAAATCTACTCTGCTTTTACCTTTTAGTTCTTGATACATAGGAGAATAACCTACGAACTTTCTATTATTCATATCAAGTCCTCGTTTATTAGTTCGGTCAACTACGATAGTTTTTAAATTTTCTCCAGCTTGGTCTAAACCCATTCTAATTATTTGAGGAAACTTATTTATAAATTTTATATATCTAGCTTGAACTTTTTTTACATTAGACTTAATTTTTATATCTAATGCCATTATCTATTCAATCTTCTAAATCCATGTAATGGCTCTCTTTCATTTGATACAATAGTACCTGATCCATCTGTATCATATTCAACACCATCTTCTAAAATTGATTGCCATTCTTTGTTATATTCTGACATGTAATATTCTGCCATTCTTTCAAATCTATCTTTTTCAGCTTCAGGTCTAAATTTAGATAATGCTGGACAGAAGAATCTTCCTAAAAATAAATATACACCAGCTCTTTCAAACTGATCTAAATTAACTTTTGTATTATCCATCTCAGCAGTATTAAGAACTGTAATATCTGTATATACATTTTGTTTATATACTGTCCACCATTCGATTCTTAATGCTCTTAAAATATCATTTGTAGTTTGTGCTAAAAAATTTGTAGTTTCAGTTGCACTTGTTGATATTCCAAAATCAAAAGCATCAGGTTGATATTTAGTTACATCTGATGTTGTAATAACATTTGCACCTGTATAATTAGCCATAAACTACTTCCAAACTAAATAAGCTATAATTAAAACTAATGGTATTGAGTACATTGGATTATTTTTTGCTTTAACCCAAACCCATTTTGACCACTTCTTTGCTTTCATCATTATAATTTTGTTCATTTCTTTTTCCTTGTTTTTCTTTTTTTAGGTTTAAGAGCAACGACTTTATCAGAAATGTCTTTTACTGTCGCTTTTTTTATTTCTTTTTTTACTGCATCAACAGGGGTAAATCCTCTTAATTTAAAATGCTGAATATTAGATTCGTATTGTTCTTTCGATCTAATTATAATTTTTTTTCCATTTGTTAATTTTATGTCCATAATTTCTCCTTATGATTATCAGGGAGATTGCTCTCCCTGATAAAAGTACGATTATTGGATTGA